CGAAGAGGAAAACTTGCCCAGGACTTACCGCTACTGTACAGTGCTAGCGGCCGCACGATAGTGTTTGCGTGGCATGATTATATTTATTTTTATTTTCGCCACGCGACGCATACAATGCGCCTCTATTACGCAGCAATTGCGAGAGGACGGGCAGCTCTAACATACGGCGTTAGAAACTTCCAAGCGGCGTACCCAGAGCGCGCCACTTCGTTTCGGTGATTCCACGTCCAACTCGCGCCATGCTTAATAGCATTGGTGACAACTTCAAATGCAGAACCTTTTGCTTCCTCATGATCACGATACTTGCTTATATTCAAGATATCGGAGGGTGGGTCGATGGCCATATTCGCGAGCATAGTGCCTTGGGCGTAATGTCCAAGAAACTGTGAGCGAATGTTCACCTCATAAGTATTGCCCACGCTGGCGCCGCTGACGGCTGCGATAAATGGTTCGAATAAGATGAGTATAGGAGTGAAAGCCGGCTCAGCAGTGGAATATGTGGTGGCAGTTAGGCGTTGAGACCACTTCTCGAAACGCGTTGCCCTAATCTGATCAACCACTGAACAATTCTTTTGGTGAGTACGTCGAAGTTCCTCACCACCATATGTTCGTGTCCGAGCATGGGAACGAATATCCTGCATGAAATCAGCCAATTCTTGATTGGTAGTAGATCCCAAGCTCAGAGCAAAACCGGTAGTTGCTCTCAACACCCGAACGATACCACCCACACCAACTTCTTGTGTCCAGTTGCGGATTCGCAACGAACAGCGGGATGGGATGGCCTCAGTGGGCGGATCTAAATTTAACTGAGGACTCGTGTAAACGGTACCAGTGATAGGGTCAGTTGGATTAAAATTACTGCACTGGTATAATGTTGCCTGTGTATCAGATACGGCGGGAGTTACAACAAGCAACTTTGCCCCACCATCGCTACCCGATGTCAAATTCATTGGCGCCTTGGTAACCAATTCTTGCGTGCACACTGTGGTGCCTACAATAGGGGTGCATGGACCAATGGACATATGGGTGGCAATACTATCAGGAGGGTGTTCAAACGCGTCATAGTATCCAAATCCGCGTGGAGCAATTACGTTAGACGTGGCAGGAGTTTGAGACCAATTACCCTTTGTCATGTCGGGCATGATACCGGACGCAATGTTTTGCGCACGCGGCATAGAATGCAGTCTCGTTGCGTTCTGCCTAGTCTGTTTGTTTTGCTTTTCAAACACGGCTCGCATTCGTTGTCGCTGCTGCGCAGGTGCTGACTGCACTTGTTGTTGTTGCTTTGCAGTTAACACCATCAGAAAACACTAAGGTTGGCGCTCACAAACAGTGCGGTTGACCTTGTTGATGTACTCGTACA